GGATCAATAATATATTGCTTAACTAAATTCCAGGCTGAAAGTGTATAGGACTTAATAGTTTCCCATTTTCCTAATATCCAATCTGCTAAATCACCAAGCTTTTCTTTCACCCAACTCCATGCTTGTGAAACCGGATCAACGATATACTGTTTAAATAAATTCCAAGCTGCTAGTGTATAAGATTTTATATCTTCCCATTTTTGAAGTATCCAATTACCTAAATCGCCTAATTTTTCTTTACACCAGTTATAGGCTGCTGTTATTGGATCAATAATGTATTTACTAATAGCAGCCCAGGCAATTTGTGTAGCAGCCTGAATAAGGAGCCATCCAGCTTGCAAGACCGTTGAAATTAACGAAATAATAGGATCTAAGACTGTAAGAATCATATTCCAAGTATCTTGCCAAGCTTGCACCAATGTTCCCCACAATGCGGATGCTGTCTCGACAAGAGAAGACCACCAGGAAGATGCTGTTTCAACAATTCCAGACCATAAGCCACTAAAGAATTCGCCTATTGGATCAAAAAAACTATGCATCATTTCTGTAAATGAAGCCCAAGCTCCAGAAAAGAATTCAGCAATTGAATTCCATGCATTACTACATACCTCACCTATACCTGCCCATAAATCACTAAAAAATTGGGCTATCCCGTCCCAAAGACCTACTAAATATTCTTTAATAGAATTCCATGCTTCTATTGTCCACTGTTTTATAGATTCCCAGTTTTGATAAATGGCGACACCTAAAGCGACAACTGCGGCTATAATTATCGCAAACAATCCAATCCAGCCCATCATTGCTAACCCTATGGTGGATATGGTGACAACTATTGGCGCTATGGCCATAAACGCTCCTGCAATTACTCCAACAGCTACTGCTACAGCTGCCAATGTAGCTGCTAACTTAGGATTGTTAGAAATCCAATCAGCGAATTTAGAAATAAGATCAGCTACAACTAATAAAACTGGTTCAAGAGCCATTTTTAAATCTTCCATGGCTTTTTGAAACTTAACAGCTGGACTTGCATCTATTTTAGAAGTTGCTCCATGTAAATCTTCTACTCCTTTTTTCAAATCAACTTGCTTACCTTCTGCCTTTAAAATGGTATCGATAATCTTCTTTCCTTGGTCTTCCCAAAGAGTACCGAACATCTTCGTCCCAAGAGCGTTTCTATCTGTTGCATTTTCAACGCCAGCCAACGCCTTTGTAGCTTCAAGCATAGCTTTTTGTCCACCTTCGCCACCTTTAGCGATAGCTTGACCCCAATTTTGGAACTGATCTGCTGAAATCTTTGTTTTATCTAAAACTGCTTGCATGGATTTGTCTACATCAGCACCAAACTCAGCCATTTTGATACGTCCTTCTTTAACACCATCCAATAGGTTATCGATATTCCAACTTTTCGTATCGACCCCAGCCGACATAATTCCTTGAACTTCTTTAGCTGTAAAGCCAGCTTGAACCATTTGGTCACCATATTCAGCAATAATGTCTAATTGTTCAGGCGGAAAACCTGTTTTTAATAACGTGTTAACTAATCCTAAAGCCTCTTCATTAGTAATTCCTAATGTTGCACCAATCTCATTTGTTTCTTGTATAAGCTCATTAAAATCAATGCCAGCATAGGACGCCGCAATAGTCGCTGCTCCTTTAACCACAGCGGCATTTGTTTCATCAGAAGCATCCTTATTCAATGCCCATTGTTTTCGAACGCCTTCTAAGGCTTCTTCAGCATCAACACCATACGTCGTTACACCCCTAACTGCTTCTTCTACAGATTTTTTCGAAGACTCCGGGACATCGAAAGTGATATCAATCTTTGTTTTTAATTTAGACATATCAAGCGCTTGTTCAATAGCCCCTGCTATACCTCCACCTGCTACTAATGCACCAGCTACACTCTCCAATCCTGATCCAAAGTCATCTACCGCTCGCTCTGCTTGACGTGCTTCATCTGCAATTTCATCTAGTTCTCTACTTATTTGTTCTAAGTCCGCTCCATCGTTAACACTTCGCAAAGCCGCTCTGAAACGTTCTAAATCAGCATCAGCCCCTAATGCTCTACGACCTATGTGATCCATTGCATCGCCAAGTTGTTCGGATGTGGCTGTTCCCTCTCGAATTGCTGCTGTTAATCGTCCACCTAATATATCTGCAAAATCATCTACACTTGTACCAGTTGCATCAAAAAGAGTATTTAATTCACGAGTTGCACTTGCTGCTCTTTCCTGCTCATCTTTCATACCTTTTAATTGATTTTTCAGACCACCTAAGGAACCTTCTGTAAATTCAATTTCACGCCTAAATGCACGATATTGTTCTTCGCCAATATCACCACGTTCAAATTGAGCCTGTACCTGTTGTTCGGCTGCCTTCAATTTATCAAGTTTTTCAGTAGTAGCTTCAATACGTTGTGTTAACAGTTGTTGTTTTTGCGCCAATGCTTCCACATTGCCTGGATTAAACTTCAATAAACGTTCCACATCTTTTAACTCTTTCGCTAAATCATTACTACGTTTATTTACATCTTTTAAGGCGTTTTGAAGTCCAGTGGTTTCACCACCAATTTCGACAGTAATTCCTTTGATTCTGCTTCCTGCCATCATTTCACCTCATTTCTTAGAAAGCATTAAAGTCTTTTTGATTCGCTTTTCTTACTTTGTCTTTCTTCGGATTTTCCATTTCAGCAAATTCGGAAATATAATCAAAACAATCGCCCACAGTCATAGTTTCTAGGTCAGCATGTGTTAACTTCGATTTATAACAAAGAGCAAGGAACGTATCAGTGGTTAATTCTTCATCACCAATAGCTCCTTGCTCTCCATCATTTCCTGTTATTTTTTTTTTGCTCCCATAGTACTTTGAATCATATCCATGATTTCTGGAAGGATATCGTAAATAGGGAATTCGTCAAAACCATCTAGCCATGTAATCGGATCAGGGATACTTTGATCAGCCGTTCTAGCATATAACCAAACCAAATCATAAATAACCTCAAAATCCACTTTACTTAAATCAATATTAGATACATCAATAGGATGTTGTGAACCATCTTGATTGGTAACTGCACTAATTGCACCTAATCCCATCATATCCGCAAATAAATCACGTCTAAATTGTGCTTTGTAACGCTTAACCGTTGCCGCTGTACTTTTTAATCGAACCTGTTTATCATCTATTACAATTGTTTTTTCCATCTAATTACGCCCCTTGTGTTGTTTTTACATAGACTTTTTTATACCAGTTATCGTAAATCGCTGGTGTTGTTTTAGAAGTAGTTTTAGTTTTAACCATGCGTTTTCCACCAATATCAATAGGACTAGAGACAAATTTTAATTCGTTTGCATTTGGTTCAGCGGAACTTGTTTTTGTTTTTGATGCAAGCGTAGGACGGCTTGCTGTACAACTAAACATAACGTGACGTGTGGCCTTAATATCACCGTCAAATTCAAACATTAATGCAAATGATTTGCCTTTGGCATCAGCTAACTCATTTAATACACCGTCTGTTTCATCTAATTGCTCACCTAATGTATCAACGGCAAACTGTTCTGGTATATTAGCAACAGATAGTGTTCCATCGTAACCTTGGTTATTGCTTGCAGAATAAAACAGCATATCATCAGCATAAAATTCGATTAAATCACCACGTGGTTCAAATGTTAATTCAACTGCACCTGGCAATGGAATTGGTGTTCCAAACGTTACTAAATTATCTTTAACTTCATACGTTGCATAATGAACGTTTTTCAAACCGAATGTCACTTTATTTTCAGGCATTTACATCAACCTCGTTTCATATATTTTTTGATATAATTTTTCAGATTCAATAAAAACCTCAAATGATTCATAAGGTATCTCAAGATCATCTAAAACCTTTTCTAACTTAGATTCTGTAACCAAATCTTTTCTTAATGTATAAAGCTCAATGCTTACATCATTTATTTTTTGGTATACTTTGTTATCAGCCATCATGTTTGATGATCCATTTACAAGGAAACAAATATAAGGTGGTGCTGGTACTGGATTATTTGGCCTTGCTGTCCAGTGAGAGTAAGTGACAGGTAAACCAGTTAAATCAAGTATCTTTTTCAATTCCGCTAATGTCATTGCCTTATTGCTCCTTCCACACGCGCGATGAAATCATTTACTGCACGTTCTTCAGCTGGAGCAATATGAACTTTAGCTGGAACACGACCACCACCTTTTTTCGCATGACCTTTCTCTAACAAATGAGTCAGTTGATAAGCTGTAGCATTATGAACAATGATCTTATTCCCTTGTTTTGTGGACCGCCACCCTTTACGATAACGTCCTGTTAACTTAGGACTTTTTTGTTTTAGTTCACCTACAAGATTATCTGCAACTTCTACTTTTGCCGCTTCAATATCTTCTTCGATAACATTTGAATACCGTTGTAATTCTCTTGCAATGTCATTCGCTAAAGAATCAATACTAGCCACCAGCTTTCACCTCACAATAAACTTCTGTGTACCCATCAAAGCGTGGAAAAATTCGATAGACTGTATATTTTTGATTCTCATATTTTAAAGATGTTTCATCATCATATTCATCAGAATCCACAACAAAAATAATCTGTGGTTTTAAACCAAGTTGACCACCAGCTAAAAATTCTTGACGACTAATACTTAATTTCGAACAGAAAATTTGTCTTTCTGTCTCATTTGTACTAATAACTTGTCCAAGATCATCTTTTTCATTTTCAACGGAAATCAAAAAGCACACATCATCTAATGATATGCGCTTCGAATTCCCAACACTTGATTTAATCGATGGCATTTGTGGTCCCTGCCTTCTTGATAACTCTATTGTTAATTCTTATTTGTAGATTTCGAGATAATGAAGTATCCTCTTGTCGGTTTCGATAAGACCATGCTGCATAATCAACTGTAAGCATTTGATCATCGATACTTTCAAAATCTAATACAATTCCTGTTCTCTCAATCTCATTCTGTGAACTAACTAATATATTATTAAAATAAGCATCCCTCAAATTGTGAGTGATGCCTAAATCAAGTTTTAATAAGTTTAATAGGTTATCTTTTACTTGCTCATTCATCGCCTTCCAATTCCTTGATTAAAGGCTCACCTATAAGGTTGTCATTCCCTGAAAGTTCTTCAACTCGTTCTTTCTTTGTTCGTCCCTTATGAGGGTAATGATCTCCCTTATGATAAACATGATTATCATCTTGTAAGTCTGTAAAATCTTTTAAGACTTCATACTTAACCATTCATAATCACCCTTTCTTACGCTCCAGCAGGAGCTGTTGCCGCTGTATATGTGATGTAGTATCCAGCTTCTGTATCAACCTTTTTAACATCAAAGCGTACAAAACCTGCTAATAATTGGCCGTAAATGTCATTATCAATCCATTTAACAGAAGCTTGCTTACGATTGAATAAAGTACAGAACTCCTTAGCGTCACCTACGAAACCAACTAAATCACCAGCTTTCGTTCCAATGATATCATCATCTAAAACAACCACTTCTTTACCTTTAATACGTTTACCAGATGCAACAGTAATATCATCTTGTAATAAATAGCGACCATTTTTATCTTTCAATAAGTCTAATGCATTAAATAATGAAGAGGATACATAAGCCTTTACATTGTATACATTTTTGAATCCAGTATTTAATAAAGTGACAATCCCATCTAAGCCAGTAACAGGTTTAGCTGTAGCTGATTTGAAAATAGCCGCAATTTTAGCATTCTTTGTATTTAAATCTTGATCCTGAATATCTTCTGCAATTAAACCAGTGATATCATAGTCTGCATCATCAATTACTTCTTGAGAAACAGGAATGTAACCACGGTATGTTTCGACATCATATGTTACTTCTGCAAAAGTTGGTTTTGCAAGCTCAGGGTTTTTCGCTAGTTCTGCGACAGAAGCCATTTTTCCGTTCGATTTCTTGATAATTGGGTATTTACCTGAACCACGATTAACCGGTACTGTACGAATGTACGTTGTTAGATCAACTGTATCGACAAGCTCTTTTTGTGGTTTTAGTAATTCTTCTGGAATTAATGCTCCACCTTCCACAGATGTGAACCCAGCACGTGTTTGGTCTTTACTACGCACATAAGCATTGATTGCTTCGCGTGTTTCAGTATTTTTTGGCATATTACGTTTCGCTCCTTTTTCTGGTGATTTGCGGTTTGATGCTTCTAATTCTTTTTCGAGTTCTTCAATTTCTTCTGTTAATTTTGTTTTTTCTTCTTCAGAAGCAACGATTTCTTCATCGTTTTCTTTAACGCTTGCTTCAATTGCTGTTAAATCCTCTTCATTCTCAATTCCATCAATGGATGCTTCTAATTCACTACGTTTTGCAAGTAATTCTGTTAGTTTTCCTTCCACAGTTGATAGGGAATTGCGCTTCATGTTTAATTTAGCGCCAATTAGTACTGGATTAGCCATTAGATAATCGCTCCTTTAATTGTTTTTTTCGTTGTTCTAACTTTTGTTTCTTGATGGTTTCAACATCTTTTTGTCGGGCCATAATATCCGTTTGTGGATAGGCTGGAAATGCTGTAATGGAAACCTCGTGTAATTCAGCTTCAGTAATTCTCCATTTCATTGTTCCATCATCACGTGTAATTTGGTCTTCTTTTGTTGGGTAAAAACCAAATGAACAACCACGCACTTTTCCAGTCTGTACTTTACGATAGGCACTCTTTGCATTCGGATCTTCTAAATCGATAATTGCCCGCCCCCATAGACCATGGTTATCAGATTTTAATTCAAGTGTGTTACTACCAAAACTAGCTAAAACCATTCTTGAATCGTGATTATCCAAGCACATAATGTCATTGTTACGTAGGCTATTTTCAAATGCTCCTGGAGCCACTTCTTCAAACGCTCCTGGCCATAATTCAGTTTCTTGATCATAGACAACAAAATACCCCTCAATCACCGCTTCATTTTCGTTTTCACTAGCTCTAGTTTTTAAATCTGACGTGAAATGCATATGACGTTTATTCACTGTTCTCACCCCCTTTCAACTTGTTTTGGCTACCTATCTTATTGGCTGGAATATAGTTTTCTAAGATGATAAGTTCTTGCATTTCTTTGTCTGGATCTAATCCAATCCAATCACGCAACTCATTTCTTCTCATTGCATTTCGGTCTACCATTTGCGTTCCAGCTTCCACCATTTCGCTTAAATTGTATGAGTATAGGCTTCGCGGATTTAAACGGAAGAACCAATTCGGGCTGAATAGTAAATCACGTGTTAATGTTTGCGATATGACTTGTCCTATAGAGAAAATACGTGTGTTAATGAAGTTGTTATATTCTTCTTTGTTAAACTCACCAACACCTAAGAAAAAAGCCGGAATCCCAAAGAGTCCAGCAACAGTTTTCTTATCTAATTCAACACCTTCATTAATGGCAATATCCTTTAGTGATAAAGGTTTAACTTGTTCAACTTTGATTAAATCAGCTGGAATAATCCAGGGCTTACCGCCTTCTGTTTCTGCAAAATATTTAGCCATGATATTATCTCGACCTTCTTTACTGGACAATTCTTCTGTCAGGGCATCCACAGAAATGATAAGTGATGGCATATATTTGCCACTCATGAAATTATTCTTTGTTTTTGTGGCTTGATTTAAATTTTTCACAATTTCTTTTAACGCCACTTTGTATCCGGTCCCTCGATATGGATAATTCGGATGAGGGTTAATTACAAAGTGAATTACTTCGTCTGGCGTGTATGTTGTGCCGTTGAAGTTGATGAGGTAGTTGCCATCCACATCTTCATAGCTCACAGCTTGCATTTGAAACGGTGTTAAATCATCAATCAAAGTCGTTTTTGGATCAATACCAATGTGGACAATAGAATTTCCATCACCATGAAGTAATAAGTCACTAACGATCTTATAAATCCAGCTTTTACGAGTCATATTGCGATGTGGCTCAATGTCTATCTTTCGTGACAACTGATTCCGTAAACGTTTATCACCTTCATCGGTATTTTCCATGAGATGAATGGTCATGTTTGAAACCAAATCAGCAATTTTATCTACAGCAATTAATACATCGGGATTATCTGAAAGCCTTGTATAACCAACTGTTTCAACATCGCCAATTGCAAATGGAATCGTAACGGATGAACGCGTTTTTTTCTTTCTCCAAAACTTCAAAGATTACACCTCCTTCTTACAATTAATTTCCTAACCATGTGGAAGCATCAGAAGCTTTTTCAATATTTTCAAGCATACGAATAGCACCAAACACAGCGGCATCAAAAATATCAATTCGTTGATTTGGCATAACTTTTTCATATTGAATCATGTCATCAGTTTTTTCTATTGCTGCAACATTTTGCACACAATATTCAAAGGCCTGTGAGTGTAAATAATAGAAATTGCCATCCTTTGTTTTCTTTTCTATACGTCTGAAACCCTCAGATTTCTTATAGAAATATTGTGGTTGGTCTACCATCGCAAAGCCTTTTCTTTTCATTTCAAGGAAAAACTCACGACTAAATTTTCTATCAAATCCAACTTGCTTAATTTTGAATCCCTTTTTCTTCATTTCAACAAACCAATTTACAATATCAGAATGATTTACGGTTGGCGTATTACACATCGTCAACCAACCATCATCTTTCCAGCCGAATAACGGTATATTATCATCTTCAGCCTTTTGAGTTGCGGCCACAATAGGAAACCACGCATGAGTAATAACAATATCTACACCTTGATAATTTCCGTACAATGCACCTGCTGTTAAGTCATGCATTTTCGAAAGGTCGGCACCGCCAAACCAATCAATTTTCAGTTCAGATAATTCTTCAAGTGTCCAACTATACTTTTTATCCGCAGTCTTAAATTCATCTAAGTTGAAATAAGCACGAATTGCAGAAGTATAAATGTTTAATGACTTCGCTAAAAAGTCTTTCCTTTGTTGTGGATCGTTTTGTGCTTGTAATGCATCATTCATAATGTCATTCGGGCGAATCGAAACATCATAAGCAGGGTTTGCTTTTTGATGTTCCATTGGATTTGTGTAGTCCACATTTCCCTTTTCATCTTCATCAGCCTTTGCAATAAACACAAAATAAGCTTCGTCTTTCACAGTACCATCAAGTATCTTTTTACAATACTGTAAGCGCTGATAACAGAAACTTGTCATATCATCCCCAGCCGTTGTTATACCAATCATTAACTTATTCGTATAAGCTTTCATTGCTTCTTTGATGATGTTGTATTGTTTTGGTGTTTTATAAGCGTGTAACTCATCGGCAATTGCAATATTACAGTTTAATGAATCCTGTTTATCAGGATTTGCCGCTAACGCTTGGATATAAAGAGAACCGTCGCCAAGATCACCAGAAATGGAATGCTCTTGGTTATTATCGATAACTCGGAAATTCTCTTTTTCACCCATTTGATCTAAATTGAAATTAATAAAGTTGAAACTTTCCAACGATTGCTTTAACGCAGCAGCAACAATATAAACTTTACTTCCTGACTTTCGATTCAATAAACCTAAAGCCCAAGCCAATGCTGCAGCAAACGATGTTTTAATGTTTTTTCGTGGAATATAAATAAACGCTTCTTTAAAGCGCCTAATTTTTGTTCCTTTATGATAAAAACCAAGTAAGTTATATACCTGGTATTTATGAAATGGCTCTAGTAAAAACGGTGTTCCACGTAATGGTGTACCATCTAACATTTCGCCTTGAGCATGTACGAATGTTTTTTCGATAATTCCTATAACAAATTCCGCGTCTTTTGGATTAAACTCATACTCAGGATTCTTCAAATCGTTGAAAAAACGCTCACAACCCTGTATTTGTTCCTTATTAGCTAACTTTCTACCTTCTACGATACTTGCCGCATACTCCATTACAAGATCATAGTTTTTATACTCAGTCTTCAAAACCACTTAATGCCTGTCCTAATTTTGATTGTTTTTTCTTTTTCTTTTCCGTTTCAGTAACAAAAGATTTTGGGTTAAGGCATAAACGGTCAGAGTATGCGAGTATGTCTTTCCGTAAATTTTCAAGGGTTGCAACTATCGCAGACTTTTTAGTTCCACCTGCTGCAGTTTCAGTTTCATATTGAAAATTACTTTCCTTGAACTTCTCATTTGCATCATGATATTGCGCTAATAAATCAGAATAAATAGAGATAATTGCATCATATTCTGGTTTATAAGTACCTAAACCCTTCATATCTTCAATTACTTTTTCTTTAATAGAAAGTGCTTTAAACTCGACTAAATCAGCCTTTTTACGACGCGCCACCCTCTCACCTCCCTCGAAAAAAGTTTTTCCAGAAGTCGCTCTATTGGAAACACTTCCCCCCCTCGGTCCCCAAAAAATATTTTTTTATTTTTTTAAAGTGGGGGGATTGTTTCTTTTTAAATTAATCCTAAAATATCAATCGCTTTACCAAACGTTAATCCGAAGACACGTACTTTACTATTCATCACATGAACCAATTCTTCACTATACGCGTTATTATAAAACTTTTCTTTTGCATCGAATGATTCACTCGGTATAGCAATAACTTCTTTAATGCCTTCGGCTTCAATGCCTACAAAAACAAAAGGCTCACCATTTTCACGTGCAGCTGTAAATGTATTTGTTAAATGTTGTTTAGTTAATTTCATTCTCCCTCATCCTTTCCATTCGTTCTACCCATTGCATACCTAACTCTGTTAACTCATCACTCACACGATCATGCATCTTATCGTGACATCTTCCACACAGACTAACCAGATTCAATGTTGTTAATCGTAACTCCGGTCTATTCCTTAATGGATGGATATGATGTACTGTTGTAGCTTCTTTGTTCTTGCCGTAACGTTTGCACTCCTGGCATTGGTATGTGTCACGCTTTAATACTGTTGTACGTTTGTTCTTCCAACGTTTTGTTTTGTAGAAGTTAGTCATTGACTTCAATCACTCCTGTATCAATTCGTTTCTCACGATGTTGAATATCTAAACATTTCTCACAAAAGAAAGTAGCTGATACATCCAAGCCATGATGTTTAGCATCGGAATAAAAAGAAGTAGTCTCACTATCTAACACTTGATATTTATGCTCACACATTACCCTCACCCCTTATCAATCTAATTCTTTTACTTCCTTTGCCTTAATGAATTGAATCATAAGTAGTAAACAAAGTGACATCCCTACACAATATCCAATGAAGCAACCTAACCAAAACATTGCACCCATCATTCAGCATCCTTTACAACTTTTCCATCAATATTAATTTTTTCAGCTTTAATCCATATACGATCTACATCTTGATTAATAACAGAAATCAAATCATCTTTACTAATAGTTGTAATAATACTTGAATTACTTTTCATCATTCATCCTCCTCCAAAATAAAAAGCACCCGAATGGATGCTAAATTAAATTTACATTTTATATCGTTTTCTAATTAAATTAAAATTGTTATGATATGAAATTCTATTACAAGAATAGAAAAGAGTATATTTTCTATTCTTATACTTCACTTTCTTTTTAATGAAAATGGATTTTAAAAGTTATTTAGATTAAATTAACTATACATTCCGGTATGTGATATTTTAATACCCACACATAACCAAAAAGAGCAACTGTTACGTTCAGTCGCCCTTTCGTCAATTCTTTATGTTATTACTATAACTCATTTAATCAAGACTTAACATAAGCATAAGTTAAGTTAATGTGATGTTAACTTATGTTCTGAGCATACTCAATTTTACGTTTAATCTCAGCATGTTTATTATAGATATATTGTGTGCTGTAACTTAACTCTTCAGCTATTCTTTCTAATGTCATGCCCTCCACATACTTGCCATACATAATCTTGTGTTCTAATCCTTTAAATGATTGAATCACTTTCTTTAGTTCATACATATCGTTCATCTTATGAGCTAAATCATGTTCACGAACAGCAATACGATCTTCAAGTTTTGAGCCTTCTGATTCAGCAGTTAAACGAACTTCTTGTAAGTCACCATGAATCCAGCGTTTTAATTCTTTCTTGCTTCGATCTAAATCGCTTTCTAAATAGATAATTTCATCTTCTAGCTTATGATAATCCTTCAACCAATCTAGCATGTATGATCCACCTCACTCATTAAAAATTTAAAAATTCTGCATTTTGTATTTACCAATAATATACAAGCGGTTATAATGAATGTATCATTGCCATTCGAAAAAGCGACTCGTCCCCAAACGGGTTGCTTTTTCTTTTTCATTTCAAAATACCAGCTTGTATAAAAATGTTTCTCCAAGCAGTATCGATACGATGTTTTTCAAATAACTTAGCTCTACGAGCGATTGCTTTCTTTATTTTTCGTTTTTTACGCTTTTTCATCGTTTTTCCCCCTTTAATTTCACCTCAAAACCGATGAATCATTTTATACAGTGTTATTACACGTTTTTAGACATTATAATGCCCACAAGACCTATAACATTCGAAAAAGATTTAAACGTTAAATTCCCTTATTATATAGAGCCGTTTTCTTGTGAGAAATGAAATTTTAAAATTCAGGCTCAGGTTCACAGTGAACCTAACCTCACTTTCTATTAAAAGGATTATTTTGTTGAAATTACTTCATTCAATGCTCCATGTTTTGCATTAGTTGCCTTTATCCATAAATCAACACGTTCTTTATTTGTATCAATTCTTCGTTTCGCCTTCTCAATTGCAAACCATTTTTTAAATCCGTTTGCGATTCCATAACCAGTAGTCAATTCAGATATAACATACATGCATGAGTCTTCATCAAAGTAAGCCATTAGATGTATCCCATTGTGTTCACCGAAATATGTACCTTCTACCATTTCTAAAGTGTGAGCGAATCCTAGATTAACTGGAACCCAAAACCGTGATAATTGATTTACATCTGGTTTAATCAACATTTCCCTCTACCTCCCTGAATAAAACTCAATATTCCGTCAATACTGTAGATACAATAATCTTTCTCCTTGTTCCCCCTTGGAGCTGAGCAGTTAGCTTTTGCTATCTGCTTTGTTGTGCAAGATGAAGTTTTAATATCAATCTTCATCAAGTACCGTAACAGTTAAGTAATTCCTAGCCTTCTTGCGCTTGGCTAATCTCCTTTGATACGCTGGCGTCAAGTAAAAGTGAACTGTTTTAGGAAGTACGCCCATTTGTTGAGCGCACTCCTGTATAGTCCCGATACATATGAGCGATTCACCTTTATAAACGACGTACTCCTTTAAGTTCACTATTCATTCCCCATTTCTTATAAAATTCAAATTTGGTATTATTTCTTCTTCCACTTTTCTATTAATTCGTGCCATATAGGATTGAATCTAGGAATCGCCCAAATTAATAGAATTAAAGCGAATATTGATAAAGGATTAATTTTATTTTTAAAAACCAAATCCATAATGATTTGATACGTTAAGGTTGGCACTAAACACATTTGAAGAATGTATACATAAAATAACCATTTCATATTGTTGCTCCTTTTGTATTACTTCGTCCCTGTCGATCCAAACCCACCAGCGCCTCTTTCACTATCTGATAGCTCGTCTACTTCTACAAAATGAGCTGTTTCCACTGGTGCTATGACACCTTGAGCAATCCTTGTTCCTCTTTCAATCACATCCGTTGCTTCCGATCTAAATACTGAAGGTTTTGCGGTATTATCTACAATGACTCCTACTTCTCCCCTAAAACCACTGTCCACCGTGCCAAGAATTACTCTTAATTTAGTATTACGTGAAATCCCACTACGTGGTCTCACCTGAAGTTCGTATCCTGGCGGAATCTCAAAAGTCAATCCAGTTGGTACAACCTTTGTTTCTCCTGGCCATATAATCGTGTCCTCTGCTGCAACAAGATCAAAACCTGCATCAAATTCTCTTGCATACTTTGGCAATTCCACATCTTTTAATCGCTTAATCTTTACTCGTAATTTCATTCCGTTCCGCTCCTTATAAGTAACTTTTCAATTCTTGCGCTCTATCTCGAAGTTCTTGCAACTTTCGTTCCGTCTTAGCCTTTTCACAGTTCACACCAACCAAGTGGTATACCATTTTGCGAATCTCACTCTCTACTGATTCAATTTCGCCTTCCACCTGTATTTTGGTTTCTTTCTTCATCCAAACACCCCTTTATAGTCCTAATTCGTTCATGATCTTTCCTTCTTCGAATCCTCTCACGATATTGCCATTTTCTTTCTCTCCTTTTGCTTCTGCTAATAATTGAGTGATTTCATAAACGTTATTTTCAATTGGTCTCATTATTCTTCATCTCCTTTTTGCGGGATTTTATCTATAACTTTCAAACTCCAGTAAGATGGTAGTCTATATAAATCGCCTTCACCGCTTCCATATTGCGTTTCACTTGGTATATAAGACGCTTCTACTTTTAAATCGTAATTTAATTTATTCCCTTCTAAGATTTCCGTTTCTAATTGCTCAGTTAAGTCATTCTGTATTTCTTCCATAACTTCCAGTGTCATGTATCCATGAACCTCATAAATAAAGGGATTTCCTACTTCAAACGTACTTACTATTACAGTGGTTTTATTCATTCTCCCCATCTCCTTTTATCAATTCGAATAGTTCCAACTCACTCATTTCATAAAGCTGACGTCCTGTATCTTCTTCCTTGTAAATCCCTTTATGTAATAAGACGTCGATGTAAATTTGTTTCCTGTCCATTGTTCCTCCTAATTAGTACTTTCTAGTAGCATGGTCTAGGAAAAACATTCCTGAAGTGAAGCAAGCTGCTATAAGTAACCCTGGCAAAGGATCGTAACCGAAACACAACATAGCCGCTGTAATAAACCAATAAATACAAGCTAACCAGTTTACTATTTTCATTTTGATTTCCCCTTTTCGTATAAATTTTAGAAAATACCCGTTCTTAGATAATGTTTCGCCTGATAATAAAATCTATGATAAACATTGTGACCAATCATATTTTTACTCATTGGTACTATTTCAAAGTTGTATTTTGCTTTAAGACTTTCCAATCGACCTTTTAAAGCTTTCGGATCGTATCTACTGCGATACATTCCCTTCGCTATTTTTTCGTCGAAATCAGGTTCTTCCACAAATAATACAAACTTGCTCTCTTGTGCCCTTATTAATTCATTAATAAATGCATGTTGAGTGTCTTTCTGTAAATTGCCCGTGATTTCGTCTACCCCGTTTTTTCTTTCAATGAAACTATTAAGATAAATATCACGTTGTATGCCTAATTCTTCATTTTTAGGAATATAACAACCGTAGTCGCCATGATTTAATTTTTGATTTTTAATTGGGATACCTTTTTGATGCAAGTATTCACGAATATGGAGATTTTTATTTTCTCTGGTATCAATAACGATTACTAACGTTTTCAATATTTCGTTAATTTCTTTATCGGTATATCTGTAATGGCAATTCATTTTGATTCCTCCAGTAACTCTGGGTTTTGATAGATATTGCCGATCACTTGTTGTTCTATCCCGCTTTCTTTACAAATAAGCCAACTAGAATTGTTATATGCCGCTTGGTATACTCCCAACCTTTCGTTATATCTAATCACTCCAATTGAATTTACATATCCACTAAAACGAACTATGTCCCCTTCATAAATCTTCTTACCGTTCTTGTCTTTTAAGCCTGTAAATTGTTGTGGTTCTAAGCAGGCCCACCAATTATCATCGTTAGGGCTTAAAATTCTCCATACATCGTTATCTTGGAATACACACTCACTAAAAATAAAATCCTCACCAATCCAACCGCGAAACTTAATCTCTCTCATTTTCATGCCCCTTTCCTTGCATATAAAACCGCACGTTCATATATCTTTCTTGCCATTGCATTCGATTCATCATTTTCAAATGGTCGATAATCCTCATACATATCTGTCCAACCGTTCTTTGCGAGAATGATTGTCCAGTCATAGAACATTTGTAATGAATCTGCATCAGTAAGTAGCCATTCATTTAATTTTTGATTATGCTGCCATCCACAAAACTGATAGAACACCTTCATGATAGTTATCTTTTCATTGCTTGCATCGTCCCAAGATTTAAACCATTCATAAATAGCTTGATAGTTTTGTTCGGCAGCTTGCATAATTTTCTTTGGAATTAAGTTGTGTCTTTTTATTGCAACTTGATTGTCTCTTTCATCAAGATAGATATTTGCGCCTGATTTCCAAATCGCGCTTATGATTTCTAAAACTTTCAAACCCATCACCTCTGTTATCAGAAACTACTAAATTGTTACTGAAATACGCCTAAAATCGCCATGTGTTACTAAAAAGTAACACGCTTCAGCCTTAGAGCCACAAGGGATTGAAGCGCTTTTGTTATTTTTGTTACCCATTTTGGGTATAAACGCTCCTAATAAGTACTTATATATATATTATTTTTTTGTTTATATATATTTTTAATAACAAAAGTAACAAAAAGAGTATAAAAAGTACCTTGAACCCTTGGTACATAAGGGTTTTAAGAGATTTTAAATGTGTTACTTTTAGTAACACTTTCGCTATTTTCATCGTTTTCTAGTAACTTTTGCTGTTTAAACGTATCTTTTCGGTCTGCTAAAGTAACACCCTTGATGAAATACTTATTTCGGTTGCCACGTTCTCGCTTGAATCCTTGGGATTCTAAAATTCGATAAAACGCTCTATTTTTTAATTGATGTTCACCATTTTTAAAACACCAATTTGCATAAACTTCATATAAGTCTTTTGCTTCGACCTGAACATCTTCTCTTTTGAAACAACATTCGAACATAAACGGCCCGAGTATATCCATTTCTTCTTTGTAATCACCAGTTGCTTTCATTACAATGGCTGGATCGTTTAGTCCCGACTGCTGCCACTTCAAGCAACCCTCAATCGCCCAATTTAGAATGCCTGGCATTTCAAGACTTAACTTTTCCGGTAACTTCTTATCACGTTTTTCCTTTGGTAGCTGTAAATTGAATGGAATCAAGCGAATACGCCTCCATATACCTTCATCTACACCTTTTATTACTGGCTTATGGTTTGTGGTGAAGAAAACTTTAAATTCGGGTATGAACTCAAAGAACTCTTGTCTAAGGAAACGTGCTAATACTGGCTCGCCGCCTGTTATTTGCTTTACAAAGGATTCTGATAGTTGTTCTCCATCTTCACTTTCAATTGCTGATACAAAACGCGAACCAACTAATCTAGCGATATCATTATTAGCTCCTGTTTCTTTCTTTTTGATGAAAGTATCCGACTTGGCTTGTCTTCCATAGTCACCCATAATGTCCTTAATGATATTGATAAAGGTTGATTTTCCATTAGAACCACCACCAATTAGGAACACCATGATTTGCTCTGTAATTTCTCCAGTAAGGGAATATCCGATTAATCGTTGCATGTATTCAGCTAGTTCTTTATCACCCTGGAAAATTTGATCTAAGAAGTTAAGCCATTCAGGACATTTTGCATTTTCATCAAAAGCTATATTTGTGATTTTAGTTAAACCAAGTTCTCGATCATGTTGTTGCAGCTTGCCCGTTTTTAAATCAACAATGCCGTTTTCAACATTTAATAAATACTTATGCTTATCAAATTCTTGGCGCTCTCCTGGTACAAGTGGCATAAGGTCTTTGATACTATTCATTCGAACGTTTCTACGCTCGCACATTCGCGCCCATTTCGCTTCTGATTCATCATCTGATTTAGAAAGGCTGCGGAGTACTTTTGCTGTAATTCTTTCAATCTCTTTTTTCGTATCTACTCGCCAACGTTTTCCGTCCCATATATACCAACCAATATCACCAACAAATTTGATTACATGACCATATTCATATGCAATACGTTCAGCGTTTCCAAGTTCCGTTAGTTTAAATTTCCTTTTCGGTTTGTCTTCCACAACTTCAGCTACATCTTCATGTATAAAATCAAATGAAAATTCTTCGAATTGCTGTTTGTTATCTAAGATAGTTGTGGAGGTAGAGGAAATGGCTACTCCTATTGTTCTTTCACCGTATGTTTCATTAGTATCTCTAAAATGAATAACATCCCATTTGTCACGCATTAAGCTAGTCTCACGGAACATTGAATCCATTCGAGTTGCTGAATTACCTGTCCAAAATGCTAGATGATTACATAAAGCGAGGTCACTTGCTGAATGATCATCATTGACTAATCCGCCATTGTATAATGAACGAATTTCATCGCCATTCTTACTGCGAAACATTCTTTCCCATAAAGCATCATTTGAAATTTTGATTTCGTCTTTTTCAAATTCCGCTAAATTCACACGACCTTGAATGTCGCTATCATCAAAATATTGTTCAAACACTTCTGCTAGTTCATCGGTACGATCGTATACATCATTGGAATTTTCACGATTTCCAGTGAAAGTGAAGAATCGTCCGTATGAGTAAATTTCTAAACCGTGTTTCGTATTTTTCCTTCCAGTACCTAAAACAGATTGTGGAAGACTGCCTTTGATGATGATGTGGATGCCTTTCATAGATGGTGAAAACTCTGTATAGCTGTCTAATGTATCGATAATTTCAGTTGAAAAAGCATTTGTTTTTCCGTCCACAACACACTTATCAATATCTATTCCGATGTAATTGTCCTGCCTGCTAAACACGAAGCCTATTCCGTCATAGTCGCCTTCCAAGTAGAATTTGACGGCTGTTGCAAATGTTGACCAGGTACGCCTGTTATTTGCTTGAGCCATTTCACCAGTTACCTGACACGGAACTTTTGTCTGCTTACCATTTCGTGTTTCGAACTTCCACAATATCCACTGGGGAAGGCCTTTTAATTCGGCAGGAATTTCGTTAAAATTGTATGGATTTTCTTTCATTTCGCCCTCCAATTTGCCTTTTAGGGTATAAAAAAGAGAAGTCGGTTAAAACCAACCTCTCTATTAAGTTTTATTTAGAATGGTAAATCTGCATCACCAATGGTAATCGGTTCACCAACTGGTGATGGAGAATCTACTTTTGACACATCAAAATATTTCGCTTTAGCGTATTTCTTAGTTTTATCTTTTTTGTCCTCTTGATGTTTAACAGTAATTAATAGCGACTTATTATAAAGTTTCTTTGCCATATCATCAGCATTATTAAATTCCGTTCCATCTGGGAATCCACAAGCATCAATCAAACTATTGATTCTTTTAATATTGTTTTCTTGGTATTCCGGATTATCATTGTGGAAGTAGAATGTATTGTATAGAATTTTCGCCCCTTGATGTGGTTGTGAAACATCTGAACGAATTTCAAAATCTAATTCTAAAGTTGGGTGACCTTGAAAGTCCTTTGCAACTGCGTTTTGAATTACTGCTTCATATTTACCTTCTGCTACTAACTCGAAACCTGTACTTACGTTTGTTTTATCAAATTTAAAGAATGACATTATTTATTTCCCCCTGTTTTTAAGTTTGTGGATGACACTATTAATTCTTCTTGTACGCAGCCTTTCCGCGCATCGAGATGGTTCTTAGCGAATATTGATTCATTTCCTTCTAAAATAAACCCACGTGAACCGTCTGCTTTTCTCACCAACCTACCGATCACATGAACAATCCCCATTATATGATTCACTATTTTGTCTCTTATATCTGGAATCATCTGCGTGTATTGCTGACCATCATCATGAGTAATATTTCTTGTTGTTTCCCAAGCTGTGAAAATAACATTTGCATCTAATGAATTGAATGTTTCTACTAACTTTAAGAGATGGTTATCTAGTAAAGCGTAATCCTTTAATTCCGGCATACCGCTTTTTGTATTTTCACCTTTTTTAAGCAACCATAACTTTTGATAATGCGTTAAGTTATCGATAAAGATGTTATCGTATTTACCGATGTTCGCTTTTGCTAGCGCATAAAACTGTAGGATGCTATCATGTGGATTTTCACCATCAATCTTAGCTACGTCTACATTTTCATAACCTGATAAAACTTGGCTTGTCCCATCAATATCAAGGACCAATGTTTTACCTGGTAACAATCCGGCAACCGTTGTTTTACCGTTACCTGGCTTTGAATAGATAATGACTTTTGCCTTTTTACTTTTAGTAATTGCAGCACCGTTTGTGATTTCCAATTGATTCACCCTTTCGCCATGCTTTTCAGAACAAAAATGGAAGCTTCAATATCACGAACTTTGCTTTCGGTGTCCTGAATATTTTTTTCAATGATAGGCTTCTTTTCTATTAACCTATCTAACTCTCGATGATGTTCGCTTAATCTTCGTTGTTCCACACTTAATGACTTTTCTAATTCTTCAATTCCAGCGTTCAAAATGGAATCACCTCTTTTCGCTGGCTAACTTCATATATATTCATAAGAGCCTGTAATCCGTATTCATAAGCAATAACCATATCAAGCTCTTTCCTTTGTTTAGATCGTTCTATTAAATTCATCATGATTTGAATTTCATATTCAATTTTGTCTTGCAAGTTCATATCATTCACCTGCAATCTTTCTTATAGAATTTGATTCTACATATTGTTGGATACATTCTGTTTCATCGTGTATGTAATCACCATCAATATCTCGGTACTCTTCACCAAAATAGATCTCTTTTCCACAACTTTGACAATGGCCCATAACATCACTTACTACTGAATCATGATGATTGCCAATTAACATGAAGTTTTCGACCATTTGGTATCCCCTTAATTTTCTCTTCCATTCTTTCCGAAGTGTAAAGAGAGTAATAAATTACATTTTCATTGATAAACGCTACTTCATAAGGAAAATCTTTTGATTCACGTGATGCTATTATTGGTTTAACCCTAGATTCACATAACAACGATTCAAATACTTCATTACTAAGATGCACTTCATTTCCACGAACACTGAGAATACCATGTTCTTTTCGTGCTTCTCGTATAGCTTGTACAGCTTTACTAACCTCCTTAAAGCTCATACGTAGTACACTCCCTTTTCAGGTTTCACCACTGTGAATGGTATCTGATTGGCAGCCCCTCTACGTCCAGCTTCGCTTTTAGATACTTTAGGTGTAGTTATAGCCGTCTCGACATCCATACCTTTGCGTGTGCGTGAATATAACATTGATACACTAACTCCGTTAGCAGTCGCACGATCAATCTGTTCTTTTGTAAATTTAGCCATTACTTGTCCACTCCTTATCCGAAGGTTTTTTACTTATAACGCTCTAGCTCCTAACAAATCGATTTCTGATTTCTTTGCTTTACGAGCTTTTAAAACTTGTTTTACTTCATCCTTTAAGAAATCTTTCATTTCATCAGATGTAGTTTTCTTTTCCTCCACAAGTTCAGCAATACCGATTGGTTTTAATTCAGATTGTGGACAGTCTATTTTTACAGCAAACCTTGCTTTATCAAACTTTGTAGAAACTCTTCCAGCGACTGATAAGATATGAGGTACATCATTTTTATAAGCAAGTACGTTTCCGTGCTTTTTAATATGGCTGATAATCGCTTCTTGTTTTTCTTCAATTCTTTCCTTTAATACAGCACGTTGTCTTTTCATTTGTTCGATCTCATTGAAGAAACCGTTAATCTCTGAATCTTTATAATTAACACTGATATTCACATCCATAAAAGTAACTCTCCTTTTCTAGATAAAATTTTCATGTTATGATTCTGATAAGTTTATTTTGTTTAAATCACCTGTTGGCGCAGGTGGTTTTCCAGTTTTCGAGTTAACATCAATCTTTTATTTTTGAATTTTGGATTTACTTTTTTAAAAGCTTTATTTTTCAAACGAGATACTGTTGATGTATTCACACCAAGTACCCCTGCAATTTCTCCATCTGTATATCCATAAGCTTTTCGTAACAACACAAACTTTTCTTTTTCATCTAAACTGACTACTTTTTCATCAAATTCAATTGATTTAACTACATCTTCTTCCACATTTATTGGAGAAACTGCAAAGTATTCATTTATTGTTTCACCATCTTTATGTAGATCAATAGATTGAAAATTAAATTCATCCCTTATTTCTTTCTTAACGTTTTTAGGAACTTTGATTGTCTTTCCTTTTTCAAATAACTCGTTTAAAATTCTTCCTTGGATTCCAATTACAGCGTACTGATTAAAAGATTTCTCCTTTTCAGGATTATATTTCAAACACAATTCCCATAACCTAACGCTACCGATTTGAACTAAATCATCCACATCCATATTGTTTGACCTTGCAATCTTCGCTGCTATTGATACACTCCCAAATCTTTGTTTAATTGCTGCAATTACTAGATGTTGTTTCTCTTTGAACAACTCTTCTACCGTCATTTTCTTTTACCATCCCTTCATTTGATTATTCTTTATCTTCTAGAAGTCTTTTAATTGGTTTATCAAACAGTGCACCCATACCACCTAAAATACATATAACCGCCATTACAACAAATAACGAAAATGTGCTTTCTTCCATTACATTCACCCTTTCAAACTATGAATTTGGAATAATACGTTTAGCAAAAGTGTTCCTATGTAGTAAATGAAGTTGTCCATCTACTTTCTTAAAAATTAGCCAATTTTCTGGATTTAATTTGTATGACTTGATATGCAGTTTTTCTTTCTTGGTTGGATTCTTTCCGTTTTTCATGATCATCCCCCCCATTGCTATTTACTTTCACTTTCAACTGATTCTTTAAATCTTTTTTGCCAGTAACGATCTTGTGCTGCCTTTACCTTATCTTTGTTTTTTGCTCTCCACTCTCGCATATAAGCATTTCTTGCTTCCCGTGCAGCTTTTTCTTTCTCACTTATCACTTGTTAACACCTCCAATAACTTAGCCTGAAGCAAAGTGTTTGTTAAAAAATAAAACCCGCTTAAATCAACGGTTTATCTTGATTTTCATCTCTATCTTTATTTCCACAAACTTATTGTACAACATAACTTGTCCTCTTGCAAAGTATTTTTTTAACAAAAAATAAAAAAACTTGTCTTGATGACAATAAGTGTTGTACATTATATAGTAAAGATAGAAATAAAAATAAAGATAAAAATAATAGTTAAGTTTATATAGATAACAAAGTAAAGGAGGGTTAATGGTGACTGTAACTATTGGTAGCCGTATAAAAGAAGTTCGTAAGTCTCTAAAGATGAAACAAAACGAACTTGCGGAAGCTGTTGGAATTCATTTCGCAATGATTTCATTATATGAATCGAATAAACGAACACCGAGTCGTGAAACCGTGGAAAAGATGGCTCCTGTTCTTAATGTTTCGGCTGATTATCTTATGGGATTATCGGAGCATAAAACTTTAGACGAAGAGAAATCGAAGCATGTTTCAAAAGAAGCTGCCGATCTCATGGAGAAGATAAATAAATTACCTCCAGAGAAACGTAAATTAATCGAAAATTTAATTGATAACTTCTAAAAACAAAAAAAAAGAGAGCTTTTCAGCTCTCTAATATAGAATAACCTTTTTCCCTCTCAATCTTCTTTTTTCTACAAAGTTCTGTTAAGATGAGGGATAGATACATAATTTTTGAAACAACTAAGTTTATATAAAATTAAAAAACCCCCGACGAAAGTTTTTAGATGGTCATTTAGCTTGGCGGCAGATACCATTTAAAAACCGGAAACAGAGGTTTTGTAAATACGTTAATTAAATTGATACTTTGATAGTATCATAAACTCAAAAAAACGTAAATACAAATCCTTTATTTTGCTATACCCAATTTTTGTCGGGGTAAGAAAATGGAGGATTTTTTATTATGGCTAAAATGAAAAAATGGAAATTAGAAAAAGAATATGTGGAAGTACCAAACAAAACAGCAGTTGCAGTTGAAACGCGTAAGAATAATGATGATCCAGAAAGTTGTCTTTCATTACAAGCATTAGGGTTAATTGTTAACCTTTGGTCATACAACACAGAAGAGTGGGAATTACATAAAACAGAATTGTACAAGCGATATGGTAAAAATAAAGAAACATCCGTAAAGAATGCATGGAAAGAATTAATGGATGCTAATTACATCATTGAATATAAATTCCGTGTAGGTAAGCAATGGGATTACGAATATTACTATCGTATTAAGCCATTCACAGATGAAGAACGTAAAGAAATCCTTGCTTATGCTGAAAAAGAACACGGTCAAATTTGGGGACTTGATTTTCAAGACCTCAAAATGAAGACCTCAAAACCAAGAGATAATAAAAAAGAATTAAAGAAAGATATTATTAAAGAAAAAGAAGAAGAAGAAATTATAACTAACCCTGTTACTGAATCTATGATTCTTGATTTAATGAATCAAAAAATTATAGAACGAGAGATTACAAACCCAAAGACTATTAGAGCAATTCATGATGTTGCATCTAAATGTAAAGCAATCGGAACTACCGATCTAGTTGCTGCTGAAAACTACGTTATAAAAGTTGTGGAAGAAAAGATGTCTAAGCTTGGCCAGAAACAGAAAGTAAGACAAGGTAAAGCAAAAGTATCTGGCGCTAAAGCGATACGTACTGAAATGACTCCGGATTGGTTAAAAGAAGATACATCATCAATTGTGGAAGACAAAACAAATAGACAAGCTTCTGAAAATTTAGAAGAAGAACGCAAACGTTTAGAGAAAGAATTAAAGAAATATAAACGTGATTAAAATTAAGGAGGAAGTAATTATGAGAAAAGTAGATCTAGTGGTAGCGATAATGGATTTAGATAAAACAATAAATAAAGGTTTTGCGCCAATCGAAGAAGCAGGACTAAATGGTATTTATGAATTATTTTCTATGTTTGAATTTGAAGAAACGGCTAATGTATTGTTGCATGGAGTTTTTAAAGATGTTTTTTTAGAGAACGTTGAAAATTATTGTTATGAAAAAGAAAGTAAAGGAGATTTTATTACACATCTTCTAAATTGCAAACCAGATTTACAGGAACCAGTAACTCCCGATAAAGTATTAGAGGTTATTAGTGTACTACTTGATATTGAAAAAGAACGTTATTTAACATATTTAGAATTTGCGGATTTAGGTATAACATTTGACATTCCAGTAGTAATGGATTGCGTTTATGATTTTATTGTCAAATTAGCAAATTGTGACTTAGGTGATGCAATCTCTGGTTATAGTGATGGCGAGATTACAAAACAAGAGATATTAGATTATATTTCTGATAAGTGGCAATAAAAAAAGAGAGCCATTTAGCTCTCTTACAATAAATCTTTGTTTTGAAGCAACATTTTTGAATAGACAGCCATATGTTTAGCATATTGCCCCTGTTCACGCCCGTTTAGCCTGTTGTAGTCTCTTCGGACGTCACTTAATAGTAAATCAAGTAGAGGGTCGTTTCGTTCGTCCTCGAATCCAAGAAGGGCATCTGATGAGATTCCGAAAATTGAACAAAGGGATTTGATACTTTCCACATCAGGTTGATGACGATCAGTTTCCCAATGTTTAATTTGGCCTAGACTAAAATCATATTTATCAGCAAATTCATCTTGTGTAAGACCTAATCTTTTTCTAAAAAATTTTATTTTCTGTCCAATTGTATTCATATTTTAAGTATAGTAATTGTTGTATTTGCATACCATAAAAGTTAGATATACAACCCTTCAAGTTAGTTAGAATAACTTTAAAAAGAAACAAAATTAAAAGTAGAACAATTGTTCTGTAGGTGGTAAAATATACATGTAAAGGGTAGATATGCAAAATTTCATACACGTTTAAATCTTGATTTATAGCGATAAAAAACTTTCTCAACATTTGTTTTGTTAGTGTTTTGTTAAAATTGTAAAAATTCGTGATAAAATTTAGTTACTAAATTGAACGAAAAAAAGACCCATATGAGCGTGTTTTCAGGGCGGCTCCTACACTCACCTTGAAAACCGTTCCTAACCTAGACTTAGGAAACACTTCGCTACAATACGAGTCACATCTAAGTATAACACAAAATTAAGATATTCCCTTCTCGTATTTTGTTTCCAACTTGAGAAATTGTTAGGACGAGGTTTTCTTTTTCAGGAAGGGGAAAATCATGCAACAAGTTATGAATCAATTATTAAACAAAATGGAGAACTTAGGATATTCAAGAAGGAACTTTGCTGAGAAATTTAAATTCAGCCGTGAAACATTAAGAAGAGGACTTACATGTGAGTACGAAATGGATGTAAAAGTATTTTTTAAAGCTATTGATATTTTATTTGAACATACACACGAGAAAAGAAAGATTACACGAGAATACTTTAGTTTGTGCCAGAGCATATCAAATATTGAAGTAGGTTTAATATATTGTCAGGTTCAAGGTGAATATGATCTTATGAACCAAATAATAATCAAAAATGAAGATAAAAAGAACTTGGGTATATTTTTCAGCATATATAAGCTTTTTAACAAAAGAAATAAGAATGAGTTAAAAGGTAAAAAGCTTTATGATGAACTTAGCAGTAAACGTTTTTCTACAAATCCACATTGTCAGGTGATGGTGAATATTTTATTTATGTTATCACTTGCGGATATTCCAAATAACAATGCGAGCATTCAATATGTGGATGCAATGGAACAAAATTTAGCAAAGCTGGAACAAGGTTATATTAAGGATTACTTACGTATGTTAGCTGATGAAAGAAAAGCATATATGTATTTATGGAGAGTGCAACTTGAAGAATGTAGAGATACATGCTATAAAATAATCAACTCTTGTATAGATATTCCAATTATTCAAGCTACTGCCTTTTGTTGTTTGGGAGAGAGTTATCAATTCGAATCTCCATCTAGATCAATAGAGTATCTGCGAAAGGCTATTGAAAAATTAGAAGAGGTTAATGTTACTGCAAAATCTCAAAAATATGTAGCTTTTCAATCAACACTTGCACATGTACGGTTAAATAATGAGATTAATATTAAAGAGATTAATTTGTCAGCAATCCACACGAACGAAAAAGCTAGTTATGAATATAATTTCGGAGATCGTAAACTTGGATTGTCACTTTTTAAAGAAATGGAGATAGAAGGTTTTAGTCCTTTCCAGCGTTTTGCTTATAGCAAATGTATTGGAGATTTAGAAGGTATTAAACAAGCATTACTAGAATTTGAATTAGCAGGACTAAGCTTCTATGGACAGTTATGTAAGAACATTCTAATGAATAAAGGGGTAGTGCTACAATGAAAAAGAAATTAGCTGCACTTGTATTATGTTTCGGTGTACTTGGATTTGGAGTATTTGGTAATGTAGGACAATTAGAAAACACAAACTCAGTTCAATATATGGTAGACCCGGGTGGCTCTTAATTAATTAAATATAGTTAATTTGCAAAAAAAAGAAAGTCGTTACTTCGGTAGCGGCTTTCAGTGCGTTTAAGGGGTGACACAAATAAAATGCCAAATCGTAAAACTGTGTCACTTACATATTTGATAAAAAAAAATAGGGAGGAAAATTACTATGATGAATCAAGGGACTGCATTACAAACGGGGGAAGGAATCACTGTGGAGGACAAGTTACATATCATCTTAGAAAAAGCGGAGAACGGGGATCCACAGGCGATTGAACTTTTAGAACAAATTAATACTTTAACGAAATAAGAGCTTAGGCTCTTTTTTATTTTGTATAAACTTAAAATTTCACATACCCGATTGAAAGTATTTGAAAAGATTTAAAGGGAAAACAATTTCATGAAAGAATAAGTATGTTAAAGTAGATTAATATAAATATAAACATTAACGTTAATATAATTATTAATATAAACGTTAATATTAATGTTAACGCAAATCTAATGGAGGTATCAGAATGGCTTATAAATTAGCTTTTGTACAGAATAAAGGCGGTGTGTTAAAGTCCTCAATGACAGTAAATTTAGCTGGACTTTATGCAAAACAAGGGAAGCGTGTTCTAATTGTGGATGCCGACCAACAAGGAAATGTTCTATTATCATTTGGTAAAAATCCAGATGAATACAAACCAACTTTATACGATGTACTTGTTGACTATGTCCCAACACAAGAAGCGATTATTAATGTATATGAAAATATTGACGTACTACCTTCAAATGAGGAAATGAGTTTTTTAGATTTTGATATCTTGCCACATCAGGACAAATACATAAATCCATTTTTACTTTTAAAAGTAGCCTTGATGTCAATTGAAAATAACTATGATGTAATTCTTTTTGATAGTCCACCGAGTTCAGGATTAATTCAAAGTAATGTCATTTGTTGTACAGATAACATTATCATTCCTTTCCAACCTGAAAGATATAGTATTAGATCACTAATGAAAATCATTGATGTTTTAAGAGGATTTAAAGAACAGAATAATCCTGATTTAGAAATTACAGGGGTAGTATCTACACTGGTCCAAAAGAATACAACTTTACATCAAAATGCTATGGCTGACGCTAAAGAATTTTGCGAAGCCGAAGGGATTCACTACTTTAATGCATCTATCCCTAAAAGTATTTCTTTTGCCAATGCGATTGTTAATGAAGAACTTCCATTGACCTTAGCTAAGAGAAACACTGAATTTGCATTCTACTATAAAAATCTCTTTAAGGAGTTGAATGAACGTGAGCCGAAAAATGTCTAATCTATTTACAGGTAGTGCCACAAGAAATAAAGAAGAAAAAAACAATAATATTAATAATAACGTTAACGATAATGATAACGGAAATGAAAACGTTAATGTGAATGGTAACGATGGTAAAAAAGAGCCAGAAGTCAAAAAAACAGAAGTTAAAAAGAAAGCAAATGAGGACATTCTTGAATTATTGAAAGACAACAATGATAAAAAGGTTGTGGGTTTTCATTTAGATAAAGATATTCGTGATGCGTTCCAAAAGGTATTAGGTAAAAAACCACCTAGAGGTGCGCAATCAAAACTTGCAAATAAAATATTCCGTGATTTCTTTGAAGAACGAGGTTTATTATAAGTCCTACATTTGTAGGGCTTTTATTTTGTTAATAATAATATTAATGCTCATGTTAAAAGTAATGTTAATGTTGTTGTTAACGTTAATATTAATATTAATGTTAATGTAAAAACCCCACGATTAAGTAGGGTTCTTTTAGGATTTCACCGCTAGTTTATCCATAAAATCATGTATGGATGTTGCTTGGAAAATACGTAAATTTGAGTATTGGATATCATATTTTTTATCGGTGATTATGAGGATATTTGGAAAGAACTTTGATCCTTTTGGTTGCCAGGACTCACTATGCCAGTCATTACTGTGAAAGTATAATTCATACCTATTGATTTTATCTTGCATAATCTTTTTACTGTAAACTGACTTTTGGACTTCAATGAAAAATGGTGATCTACGCCAAATAGTAAAAATGTCTGGTTCCATGTATTCTTTACCGTATTTTGGCTCTACTTTAAATAATTTAGGATTTTCATAGTGAATGAGTTGTTTGTATACGTCCACAATAGCGAGAAAATGAGGTATCTTTTGACTGGTTTTTCGAATGGTAGAAGGTTGGGGAAAGTAAATGTAAGGTTGCTGTGATACGTTGGCATCCACATGACCATCTCTTCTTAATCGTTTCAACACTGTATTACAGCAAGTAACCGCGTTTTTGAGTCCACTAAAATGTAAATCTATAATATCGTCACGAGACATGCATCTAAACCGTTGTAAATCATTCAGAATCGCTTTATCTCTATTCCTCATCTTCTAACACCCCAAACACAGGAATCTCTTCTTGTGGAGGATTCTGAATCGTTATATTCTCTTTTGCTACTCGATAAAGTTCAACAATTTGTTTAGCCTTTCTTAATTCTAAATAAGGAGCTTGAACTTTCTTTAATCCGTTTAGCTTCAAAATCATTTGACCAGACTGTTCTAATTCTTCTGATCCTGGTGTACCAATTATCTTACTGTTGATTGAATCTGCACATTTAAAACCCATTCTAACGGTCATATTAAGCTTTAATTTCCCATCTAATATTTTTGAGTCTGGCCGTTGCATAGAAAGCATAAGAAAGACTCCTAATGCCCTACCGACTGCTGATATCTTTTCAACTGTAATCATACATTCTTTTTCATCCTGGAGCATTGCAACCTCATCAATAGCAAGTAAGATATATGGTTTCTGTTCATCTGGATTTGATTTGTTATATTCGTCAATATGGTCCACTTCGTATTCTTCCATTAACTTTCTGCGCTCTCTTATTTCCTTCCACACTTTTTGAAGCATTATCTTCATTTCGATTTCTTCCATACATACCTCTTTTACATGTTTTACTCTTCGCAAAAAGTGAAATTCAGAGTTTTTCAAGTCTCCTAAGTACAAATGTAATTTATCAGGGGACATGTATTGAATAAGTGTGGACAGAACAACGCGTACCATACTACTTTTTCCGCTCCCTGTCTCTCCACAAACAAGAAGATGTGGTGTATTCGGATCAATCATGTCGTACACAATCTGATTACCGAATTGGTCCCGACCTACCACAACAGGAAGACGGTGTTCTTTTAGTAACGGCTGCCATTGCTTATAGCTGTAATTGTATGGTTTTAATCCAGCATCTGAATGAAATACATTAAGTACAAACTTTTTAATGTCACCATTAATAGCAATGTTACGTCCTAGGACTTGTTGAAAACAAAACCATTTCTTTTCAATCTGTTGTGGATCTAAACCGTTCGGAATTGTAAATACGTATCTCACATTATTCTTTGATGAGAAAATGTCATGTATCTTTGGATAAATTGGTACTTTTCCCCCTCGTGTTTGATGGTCCACATATAAAGCAGCTTTTCCGAATACCTCTATAAGTTGATTTTTTAAACTTTGTTTATGAAGCCAATCTTTTACAACCCTCATATGAGCACCCCTTAAAACATGATTACGATTCGAATAAATACATAACCAATCAAACAGACCCCACCTATTCGCATTCCGTGATAAATTCCATCTGATACAAATTTAGCTGCTGATACATGGTCATTCTTTACTAGATACTTCTCTAACAAAACTGCTCCAATTAAAACAGTTCCCATCACCCCTAATGCAAGGTAAGTATTTATTATTTGGTCTGACATATGAAGAAGAGCCAATGGACTTAATGAATTATATTTTCGTATTTTGGGTTCTTTATTTTTGTATGATCCATCCACAAATGACCGAAAAGGGATTACTTGTTTTCTTGTAAACATAAATCCAGCTCCTTTATTTTTTATCGTAATCTGCGCAAGACTCTGAACAATACTTCTTTCCGTTCAATCTCCAGAACAGCCAATCGGATAAAAGACATTTACAATACTCACAAGTTTCTTCTGATGCCATCTTGATGTTCATTACATTCTCCCCTTTATAAACAGAATTTCAATTGCTGATTCCATCTAGCTTTATCAGGTTAAAACCTTGATAACAGTACTTCGATAGCTAACTTGATAGCTGTTTTGATAGTACAAATACTAGTTACTTTGATATCAGAATGGCTATCCATCTTGGTAGCTACTTTGATAACAAAATTGCTAGTTGCTTTGATAACGACTTTGATAAAGCATATGGCGTATAGCTTAGACAATTTCTTATTTTTTTGCCTGAGTTTAAAAAAGTAAGAAATAGGTCAAGCTGTGGATGAGGTGATAAGCGTGTACGGACTGGGTAAAAAACGCACAAAATTTGGTCGTTTCTTAGATAAGAATGGAATAGCACAAATAGAATTAGAACGAACATCAAAGTTAAGTACAGCCACTATTTCTAAAGTGTGCAATGATAAAAAATATAGACCTAAATTTTCAACGATAATTCAAATTGTTAAGGGATTAAAAAAGTTAGGAAAGAATATAGATGAAAATGATTTCTGGATGTAATTAGGGAATTATCCTTACAATTTTCTTCTTAAATTGGTATGATTTACTTAATTTGAGGAGGACGATATTATGAAGGGCATTAGGTCTTTATTTAGAGGATTCCGTTTAATGAGTAGAATGATAACACCTATTTTAAGAGCCTTATCGAAAAGTAAATTTTAAATATCATAGAAATGAAATAAACCGACTCACTATTTTACAGAAAGGATGTTTTTTTTGGATTATATAATAAATCATTGGACTTGGACTGGTGTTCTTAGTGTTATCAGCTTATTTTTATCTTGTTCCGCTTTATATTTAAATTGGAAGAATACTAGCATTAACAAGAAAAAATTTAAAAATGAGCTGGATGATAAAAAGAAAGCTGATATAGTTTGGGAAGAGGTAAAAGGAAATAGCCAATTAAAAGGAATAAAAACAATAAGCATAAGTAATACCGGGAAATCCGATGCAAAAAACCTTCGAATCATTATTAATGATAAAGAACTAGAAAGACTACAAGAGAATGATAAGGTACCAGGAGGAGAAGGTTGGACTAAATATTCCTTTGATGGACTAAAATTAATTGAGAAGAAAGATAATTTCGTTCCATCTGAAATTAGTACAGGTACATCAGTTTCATTTCAAATAATGGCTAACCCTTTAAGTGGTCAATTCGTCGCAATAAAATTTATTTGGGATGATGAATTTGAAAAGAGAAGAGAAAAAACATTTAAATACATACCTGGAAATACTAAATTAGCAAATTAATATAATAAAAAAAGCCTCCCAATTAAGGGAGGTTTTATTTTCACTTCACATATACATAGGCTTCGTTTGCTGTTATATAGTATGTTTTACCTTTACTATTGTGTACTTTGTATTGTGGTGAACCATTGACAGTTACTTTTGCATCAATTGAAAATCCTAATCCTGCATCTAAAGTGCCAGCAATATCTTTATCTTGCCAAGAAGCAGAGTCATAGAAACGTAGGTTGTCCACTTTAGCAACAACACGTTTACCCGCAATCGGATTAACTGGTTCTTTCTTCTCAAATTTGATGTAAGAAGGATTGTTATATACCCACTGATTACCGCCAAGGTTTAGCCATCCATCTTTTTCGCCCCACACTTGGTATGATTCCGGTTTATTCAACTGACGAATAACAGAGTAACTTGCATCTGGTCCTTTGCGAAGATTTACATTGTAACCTTCAATATATGCAATGCCTTCCACATTAGCGACTGGTTCGCCTGGTTTAGATGGTTGTTCTGGAACAGAAACAGCACTATTATTGTATGCACGTTGTACATCTGCTCTAAATTGAGCTTCTGATACACCATGGCTACGTAAGTAATCAAGCGGATCTTCGTGGTCAGTACCACCCAAATACTTCGTCACATCATAGTGAGTCCATAATCCTTTTTCAACTGAAAGTTTGTTATCTTTCAAGATTTTAGCCAGCAATTTCACATATTTATCATAGCTACGTTTGAACTTCTCGTAATCTTTTGTTTCACAAAGCTCTACATGTACAAAACGTTTATTCGCGCCAGGTCCTCCGCCATAAGCAATATACTTTGTATCAGCAATTTGAATTGTTTCGTTCCAATCAACTGCATAATGTACGAATGCATTTCGCCATGTACGAGTTTCATATTTTTGAATATTAATAGCTGGTGCTTCTGGAGTTGCTGTACTATGTGCCACAACGCCCTCGTAAGCTCCTACACCATAACGATATGGTTGTTTCGGTAAATCAGGAATAATAAGTGTTCTATCAGCAAAAGCACCTGTAGCAAAGCTAAATAGGAGCAATGAAGTCATAAATACAGAAGAAACGATTTTTATTGGTTTTTTCATTAAGCATCTTCTCCTTTTTCTTCGTGGTCTGTCCAAATACCAAGTGAGACACCTACTGCAAATACATACGGCAATAATTCCTCAAGAAAGTTATTCGCTTCTGGTATTCCGAACTTAGTAAATAGAAATCCAATCAATGAAAAA